ATGCAACAAATCCTTTAGCAGTACCACCAGTAACAGACTGACTAATCTTATCGCCAACTGATACTGATCCAGTTATAGTGCCATCAAACTTTATTGCACCCAATGATGAGAATTGATTTTCTGTGTATATTGTATTTGATGTGTACTCTGTTGGATTTTTTACAATTCCAATTTGTGAGAATGTTACATCTGTAGGAAAATCTCTTGTCGAGTCATCAAATCTTGCATAAACAAGAACCCTATCCGCACCAAGTTCTTTATAAATGTCATATCCGTGCCCATTTGAGGGAGGAATTATTGGTATTAAATTCGCATCAATGGAAGCATTTGTATTGATTGATCCAAGGTCAACTATTCCATAAGTATACCCCTTTCCACCGGATGAAACTGTGGTATTTGTTATTCTCCCATTAGAATCTACATCAACAATTACTTTTCCACCAGTTCCATCACCAAGGATATCTACTTCAAAGGAACCCTCTACGTACCCAAAACCTCTATTTTCAATATAAACTTTCTTTATTTGATTTTCATTAACGGTAGAATCTCCATTACTACGGACAGCAGAAATTTGGGCATTTGAAGATGATGCCCAATCATTTGGCAGAGAAATGTATTCTGTAGAATCAAATTTTACAATATCACTTGGAGAAACTGTATAAAGATATTTCCACACGTAACCATCACCACTAACACCTGCCTTAGATGGTTCTAAATCCGTAAATGTCGGTTCGTCTAAAGATGCATTTCCGGAAGTATTGATACCAGACGAACCATTATCAATACATATATAAACTTTATATTCACTATTCATTACATAATAATTTGCATCATAAAGTCTTGCAGATTTTGTAATGGGTGATGTATTGTTTGGATAACTATAGTCATGTCGATAGATTTCATATTTTGTTCCCTGCACCCAATCAATTCTTCTAACAACCCTCTTAATATTTGCTGAAGTTACTTTCTTACCGAATGACATATTATCACCAGTAAACTTGAGATAGTCAAAACTATCTGTTGGGTCTGGAGTATTTGTATCCCAATCGGTTGTTCTACCAAATCCAACAACATCTGGATTTGAAAGTCCTACAAAAACATAATATGAATTTGAAGAATCAGTAACGGAATTTACAAAATTTTCCGCATTTAATATTCTAAACTGGTCTGTTACAATTGCCGCCATCGTAATAGCTTTTTTCTATATTTATAGTTGTTTTAATTATCTTAAAGATCCTGTATTTCTTAAACCATACCCACGCCTTTGAATCGTCGGGAATGATGATAATTCTTGATCAACGGTCAATCCAGTTACACCAATTGCTATAGGTGAAGAAGATCTAGTAAATCCAGAAATTCTTCCCCAAGAGAAAAATCCTCTTGGATCTGTTACATCACCAGAAGTAGAAAGACCAATGGTTGATGTTGATGAATGAATATTGCAAGTTACAATTCCAGTTATTCCAAATGATGAAATTGAATTTACCACATAAACATTGTCTAGGAAAGTAGTTCCAACACCAACTATAGAAGAATCTGATCCATCAATTGATGTTACACCAGATCCAATACTTGTGTTGAAAATATAAATTGGATATCCTACCTGAAGATCACTAAATGATGATGCATTTAATGTAAACTTTAGTGCCAATGCATTTCCATTTGTGCCGACCGCAGTATCAATTCCTGTCACAGTACCATCAAATCCAGAAATAGATGTAATATTTTCAATTGATTCATGTACAATATTGGGCAATTCTACTATAACTTGTGGTGGTGCATCAGGTGTATATCCAAATCCAGCATTTGTTACAGTCAACCCTGTAATATTGCCATTAGAATTAACTGATGAAACAATGGCAGTTGCTGTTGTTCCAATTCCAACACCAATTCTCTTTGGTGCAGATATTTTAATAGAAGGTGTATTGGAGTAACCAGATCCACCATCATTAATGCTCAATGATATGGTGCCTTCTGGGGAAACCGTCGCAGTTATGGCAGCAGAAACTGGATTTGAAGAAGAATCGACAATTAAAGCATCTATAGTATTGCTGGCAATACCATTTTCATAATTAAAGAGACTTACGTTATCGACAAATATTTCAGTATCGGTAGCAGAGAAATCGCCAATAACTTTGGATGTTGGATAAATCTGAGATTTAATAGAATCTCTTGATTTATATGTAATTTCACCATTAATAATTTTATCAATTTTTTGTTTAGTCCAACTCATATCTCTATAGACTTCATCATCAACCCCAACTCCGCTATAGATATTAGTTTCTATTTTATCTGAGGTATTAATGTTATAAACAGTTCTTTGATCTTGTTCAAGGACGGAATTGAGTTTTTTAACATTAACAATATCACCACTCTTTATTGTGGGTGATATGTCAGTTACTAATACACTATCAACATCCCTTGTTCCAGTATAGAAAAATATGTCAATTTTATCTCCAGATTCTAAAGTTTCTATGTCATATGGTTTTGGTGGATCGGCAAATACTATAGATGTGCCACCTTCAAATCTATAAGCATCTCCAGGTTCCTGTAGTACACCATTAATGTAGACAAGAAGAATGGAATTAATATCTATTTCTGCAGAATCTACATCATTAGAATCAATCTCAAAACTAACCAAATCTCCATTATATTCCAGTGGGAATCTAGTTCTAACTCCGTCCTGTAACGTTGCAATAGGATCAATGTAATCCAATTCACCAAATTGCCAAGAAGAAAACTTATCATTAAATATGTCCAAAACCTCCAATTCAAAATCGTCAATTGGTGATTGAAGATTTTTATCAGTAACTAATCCCACTGGTTTAAATTTGTCCCCAATTTTAAATCCCCATCCAGGTCTAGTAATTTTAAAGTTTTTAACTGTAAATAAAGTAGAACCAATGCCAACACTGGAGTTGAAAGGTCCAACTTCAATATTCATTAAAAGACCACTACCAGTGTCTGTAGTCTGTCCTATACCCAATCGAGATACTCCAATAACTTCAAGATTCTCATAACTTGGTTCTGGTACTTGAATTACTGCTGTTGATGTATATCCGGAACCACCATTTATAACATTAAATGATAATGTTCCACCAGCACCAACAGTTGCTTGAATTACTGCAGCAGAACCTGTATGATTTGGATCCGTTATACCTATGGAAACATTTCCATAATATCCAGAACCAAGAACATCCGTAGATCCAATACCAATAGTATTTTGAATAACACCAGCAGATATAACTGCAGTTACTGCAGCTCCAACTAGAGGTGCATAACCTAGACCAGATGTTGAACCAAGGGAAACAATCATTCCACCTCTTGGAAGTTGATTTTGATTTACATCATAATCTGATATAATTATCTCATTACTAGAATCAACAATTCCAGTAAATACAACACTAGAAATTCCAACAGAGTTGTCAGTAATATAATTGTAAATTCCCCCAGGATTATTCTGAGTTATTGGTCCTTGGAATATTCCATTGATAAAAACAAGTCCACTACCATTTTCCGTTTCTGTTGTATTCGATCCTTCAAGAGTTAAAGTATAGGTAGCACCAATTCCCGTAAATCTTGCACTAATATCATCATATATTACATTAGTGGAATAGTCCTGTCTTAAATAAACTCTACCACCAAATGATGATCTTGGTGTTGGTAAACCATTATCGTCAACTAATGATAAAATATTTCCGTATGGTGGTTCAGTAAAATAAATCTTGTTTCTTACAATATTGAATGATCCTGTATATACCCTAATTGCAGACCCATCAGTATGACTGGTAGCAGAAGATCCAACAAATCCCCTGTTAACCTTTACCAAATTGAATGATCCAACTGAAGTGATTGGTCCCTCTGAGGTTGTTCCAATACCAACCGATTCAACTTTCACATATTCAGTTCCAATCTTAAGTATATCTCCAGGAAATACAGAAGATATTCCAGATAATGAAAAATATGTTCTCCCAACCGAAACACTGCCACCATTATCATAAAGATTATGTACTATCGGTGTAAATGATAATGGAGATTGGGTCAATCCATCGACAGTAATCAAAGATTTTTCCATCTTTTTATACATTTCTAAAGTATGACCATTTCCACTACCAAAAGAATTGAATGTTATTGATATACCAGAATTTGCATTCGATTCACTAGTCGCCAATTTAAATTGTCTGTTATTGAGCTTTATGGCATATACTTCAGAAGGTAACACTAAAGAATTTGACATTACTAATGAAGAAAAAGATTCTCCGGGGAAAGTTGATCTTGGTGTGTATGATAATCTTTCACCGGTACTGAAGAAGTGATTATCTATAGTAAAAATGCCAGTAGCAAGATCGACAGAAGATTCTGGATTAAATTGCTTCTCAAAAATTGGTGTTTCGTTGTGTTTCAAGTCAAATTCAAGTCTATCATTTCTGGATCCATAGATTCCATTAAATTGTGTAGTAATTACATCTTCAGTTACTGTTCCATATGTTAGTGATTGTGGTACATTTACAATATCACTTTCCGTTTGCAAAATCTCATTATAAAGTTGAATTGTAACATCACCAGTAATGTCACCATCAGGATAGAATATTAGATTAATTTGATTATTATCGAGTGTAGATCCAAATGTACCAATTCCACTTACATTATTAATTGCAAGGAATGGATATGACATTGAAACAGAATCAATTTCGTTGTGTGTTGTTAGTACTTGATGTAAAGCATTAATAGTTCCAAAAGATCCATAGGAAACTCTTGCTGTAGTCTTAATAGAAGTAACATCACTTATGTCGTATGATGCTACTGTTGTTATTCCAGAAGAAATAGAATAAATTGATTCTATTCTGCCAAATTTGGCAGAATTATCCGATTGATCTTCATTCTTAAAGATGTGTGTTCCAGTTCCAGCACTTGTAAGACCAAAACCAACTATTCTTGCTCTTACTAAAACATCATTTAATCCTGTATTCTCATAATTCAACGATAAAATACCGTTGTCTATGTATGATGTAACTGTTCCAATATAATTTCCAGAGTTAGAGAACTGAGATGATACATCATTGGTAAAGAAAAATTCTGATTTAGAAGTATTAGACCCATCATGATCTAAAAATAGATCGACAAGGGTTTTATCCTTCGTTGTATTATCAGTTAACTCTATATTTACAAATAAAGACTCTATATCATTTGAATTAATTGAATATAAAGTTGATGATAATCCAGAACCAACTATTGAATTGCTACCTATCAAGTTGACAAATCCTAGTGTTTCTGTGTTGATTCCTGCAAGTGTGCTATTAAACTCATTTTTAATTGCCTTAATATCATAATCAGATCCGTAAATATCTGTTGGATAAAAGTTGACACTCGTTTCTGTATTACTATACTTTATCGCTTCAATATCACCTAATTTATTTTTACCAGTAAAAATGGATGATTTTTCAACAATTATTGGATCATTATCCTTGCTATTGACAACAACAACCTCAGAAACCTGCCTTTCATCACTATTAGTACCAACTCCAACAAATTGGACTAAAAATCTATTATAACCTCTAGTAGTAACAAATCTATCGATAGTAGAATAATTTAATCTAAATGATTGATTTGAACTGGTGTTATTGAACAATGGGCTAATATTATCAATACTTAGAACTCTATTGGTTTTACATAAGATATAATCACTTAATTTTTTATTGCGTAGTTTTAAGAATTTTGATCTATTTGAAATTACATCAAAGTCTATTGCTCGATCAAAACTATTGATTGTATCAACTCTATTATCACTAATAAAGTCAATCAATGCAAAACTTACTGAAGATGCTGTATTTCCAGCAGAAACTTTTTTTGAACTTAAAATTTCAGTATCTGCAAAGTTTTTTAAACCCGTTGTATGTACAAGTCTGTTTACCGGATCTACCCATTGATCATATGTTATAGGACTCTTTATACTATAAGATAAATTTTGATAATAGTCATTATCGGGAAGAACTTGATAATCTTCACTAAGCTTACCAGTATCGTTGGACCACCCATAATTTGTTACTAAACTGTAATCAACTTTAAATATGCCACTATTGTTTTCTACAATATTACTTACTGTAGCTACAGTTCCAGAATCTTTTCCAATAATTACATCATTTTTTCTTAAGATGTAAGATCCATAAACTTTTATAGAATCATCAAGATTATCAGAAACAATCAAATCTCTCAAAACTACCGAATCATTTGATTTTGTTAGAATTTTTTCACCGACTGTAAAATATTTGGGACTTTGTAAAACATTAAATGTTGGGTATGATGATTGATTAATTATATTGGCAAAGGAATTTTGGTTAGTCTCAACTACTCCCGCATTTAAAGTGTAGTCTGATAGATCATACTCAACTTCTGCAGGATTGGTATTTCTATATGCAGATACAGTAAAGAGAGTGTAGTTATAATCTTCTGAGTTGAATCCTGTACCACTGTCATCAGTAGAATCTTTTTTCATACCCTCAACATAAATCATGTCCCCAACAGAAAATGGTACTGTAGAAGGTCTAAATCCCGAAATTGGAGTTGATAAGACACATGTAACTATTCCAGAAGATGATGAGTATGCCTTAGTTACGGAAACCCCGTTACTATTATTTGTAGCATAAATTTTAGATCTAACAGAAGATAATCCTTTAGGTCCTTCTATTATGTTAACTCTGGATATTGACGATCCTTGAATTTCACACTCTATAACAGCATCTTCATACACAGATCCATCTTCTGGGTTAACAACTACTAAATCTGGTGGGGTTGTATATCCAGAACCACTAGATATGATCTCAATATCATCTATTTTTTCATTGTTAGATAGACTTATGAGCGGAGATATGTATGCCTGAGGTGATAGTGTTTTATCGGATGAAAAATCAAATCCAGGATCTTCAATTGTCGTCAAATTAATTCTACCGATAGATGATGATGAAAGAGAAACATCAGCATCTTGACCAGAAGTTGAAACTATTTCCACAAATGTGGGAATTTTTTTGTAATTTGATCCACCAGATGAAATCTTAACCTTAGATACACCGCCACTTACATTTGTAGATGTTGATGAATAATTAAGTGTACTTGTAGATGCTTGATTATAATTTAAATTTTCTGGAATAGCACCTAAAGATATATCATATGTTAAATCTTTAACATTACTTACATTATATGTTCCTGTATATTCACTATTAGTGAATAGTATTTCTGAATAATTATCTACTTCCCTATCTGCCGTGCTTATAAATCCACCCTTTTCCAATTGATAATACAATTTACTTGGCAAATTATCATTATATTTTAATGTAAAGGTTGCTGTAGTAGTTACACCAACGGTTCCCAAACCAATTGTAGTAAACTCTGTAGTTGATCCTATAGAAACTAATTCGTTATTAAAATTATTATCATAGAAAATTTTAAAATTATATCCACTTAATGAAGGATGTGAAACATCAAATACAAGATTGTTATTTCTTATAACATGTATTTTTGGATTGACTTTAGATAGTTGTTGGTACGATCCACCAGTAGATCCAAAACTTACTACCGATGGGGGATTTGATGTGGCATCATATCTAGTATTTGTCAAATTAATATTATCATCATCTATTCTATAGACATAATATGTTCCAGTATTTAATCCAGATATTATTTGGTCAGTAGCATCATAAAAAACTTTATCGGCGGTCTTAAGACCATGATCAACTAATGTTAATGAATTTTCATTTTGATTTACTGATGATGAGTTAAAACCAACTGGGTTGATAAGCAATTTATCAAATAATGAGTTGTATTTTACATAAACTGATGTAGAAGTTCCTATTCCAACAGACTGATTTGGTTTGACTGATAGGTTAATAATATCACCATCAAGTAAACCATGATCAGTTGATACAGAAACTCTTGCTACAATCTTTTCCGCTTTTGCGGTAACTTGATCAAAATTGGATGTTAATGAATAGCGATAATCTCTACTATCATTATTGGAATTAACATTTCTAAAATATAGACCATTGGTAGATGTAGTTAATTCGACCTGAGTGCATAATCCAATATAATCTTTTGATTTATTGATGACAAATAACGTATCACTATTACCACTCCGTGGAATAGAATATTGGGTGCTTGATGGTTCATCAGAAACTGTAAATGCCTGTGATCCAGGAACTCTTTCAAAAGTTACTTCCTGAGAATTTTGGAATGGGTGATTTGGAATATAAATGCTTTGAGTTGGAACAGATACCTGATTGTACTTATCCCCAATAAAGTATTGATTATCAATGGATATACCTGGCGTTGCACCTACACCAATAGATTGTACAGAATTAAAGAATATTTTGTCATTCTTCTTAGAAACAAAATAATCTGTTTTAACTGGTAGTGTAAACTTATCTGGACTTACAATAACATCACTACCAACTGTATGAGAAGACCCTACAAGACCCCGGAGAACCCTTATAACCTTGTTCTCGGGGTATGTACCCAAAACAGACATTCTTTCACTACCAACAGAGACTGTTGTACCTGTTGACACTGATTGGGGAATATTAATCACAAATATATCCGTTACTAATCCAACCACAGAATTAGATTCGACCTGCGAAGCAAGTTTTGTTGCTTCCGTGGATACGCCAATTTTGTGTACTTTGGAAAGGTTGGAAACAAAAGTAGATAATCCAGAAATTGCTATTTGGTCACCATCGATAAATTCATGGGAAGGTGAAATTTGTACAGAAACCTCGTCATAGTCTTCCCATGTTAAAAGTGCATCTTGATATGATATAAATGTAGTTCCCACACTCAGAATTGTTTTTCCTGTTACAGATTCAACATATGCAGACAATCCACCACCATTTGTTTCAGCATTATCAAATACTAAGGGATCATTTACCCTATATCCAAAACCAGGATAATTGACTGCAATCTCATCAACCGATCCTTTACTTACAGAATCAATGACTGCGCTTTGTACCAGAGTTTCATAAGGTTCTACAATGAAATCATTATTTGAATACTTTTCTCTAACTTTATATGGGAAAGTATTCCTTAAAAGACTAGAATTATTAAAATCAAAATCTTGATTTATAGATTGTGTAGTTGGATTTGACCTATAGGTATTCCCTATAAAGTATGGGAATTTTGAATTATTTCCATCGGCAGTGATGGAAGCATGATATGCATATACACCATCTGGAAATTCTGGTGTTCTTTCATATCTGCCATTATGTTCATCAAGATCACCAGAAGAATCGAACTTATAATCTTCTACAAAAAATCCTACATCAAAACCAGATGGTCTGTCTATTATATTAGTTGATGATTTAGTATATCCACTTTGTAATATTTTAATTTGAGAATCAATATCTTCAGGATCTGCATATCCGTATGCGCCATATATTGGATTTCCATCATACGCCCATCCAATAATTTTAGAATGATCTCCTGGAATTTCATTATAATAAAGATTTCCAATATTTTTTGTATATCCAATAAGACCATACTGTAAGTCATTTTCAAGGTCTAAAAGTGCTTGATTACCAAATCTGTTATGGTTATTTAATGTTAAGTTTCTTACAGAGGAGTCTAGAATTGCATTTCTACCTACAGGAGTAATTGAAATTGAAGTTGTGTCCCTATTATATCCAATTCCAGAATTTATAACTACTACTTTAACTACTTTACCACCACTAACAATAGCTCTCAGTTTGGCACCAACGCCGTCTCCTAATACTGCCAAATCTGGTGCTGTAGTATATTCACTTCCACCATTTGCCACCTCAACTCTAGTAATCTTTCCATTGATTATAGTTGGTTTTAATTCAGCACCTTTTCCTGTTTTAATTCTAATATTTGGTTTTTTGTGGAAATTTAATATTGTTGATCCATATCCAAGACCATTCTCATGCAAATATACATTACTAATTGTTCCTCTTACGATAGGTGTTGCGGTAATAACACCAACGACGCCATCATATTCAACATCTACAGAAATTTGAATACTTGGATATGCAAATGAATGATATCCAGCACCACGATCAGTTAAATTGACAGACAATTTTTTCACATAATTATCATAATTGCTCGCCAGTCTGAAAGAATTATCATTAACTTTTAAAATTCTATACTCAGTTGAATCTATCAATCCACCAATTGGTGATAGTGCTCCATCAGCATGATAAACTACAACTTCTCCATCAGAAAAACCATGATTTATAAAATTGATGGAATTCTCAGTTGTAGAAATATATTCTGGTTTTACTTTTAAATTTTTATATTGATAATTTTCTCCAGGATTGATTACCTTGATAGATTTTAAAGTATTTTTTCCATTGAATAATCTAAACTTATGAATTCCATCAGTAAATGCCGTAGTAAATCCTACCGTGTTGATTCCTGCAGAATAATTATTAAACGAATTGTATATTTTAATGGACTTATCACTAACAATTTCTGCATAGTAAACTGAGTTTGCACCCAATCTTGTATTCTGATCTAAATTTGAACCCTTATATGTACCAATTCCAATTGGATAATCACCATCATAAACATAAACAAGTGCATCACCATTTCTTAAATAATGTGGTTTTAAGAAAGTGATCGTATCTGCTGTTGGATCAACTCCACCAGAAGAATATGACATTCTGGGATCAAATTCTATTTCACGATATCTGTTTTCCAATACTGGTTCTAAAACACAACCAGATCCATTACCACCACTTAATGATGCAGATAGAACATTGACAATATCAAAATCCTGTGGATCTACTTTTATTTCCTTAACATTTCCAGTAATTTCTGGGGTAGATAATGCGTCAAGTGATGCACTACCCGTAATTTCAATTTCAGGTGGGAAAATTATATCGTAGTCAGTTCCCCCATTATATACTACTATTTTTTCTAGAGGTCCATAATAAATTTTATCTGTAGACTTATAGTTAATAATTTCTACACCATCAGAAAGTAATCCTGTAGAACCCGGAATAGTTGGAACTTTTTTACTATTTGTTATATTTGGAATTAATGGAAACTTTCTTAAAAGTTTTTGTGGATATATTTGTCCACTTCTCTGCGATGAGAGTGTAAATGTATGTGTCCCTGCACCACTAGAAGTAAACTCTACTGGGTTATCACCAACAATAAGAGATCTTGATGCATATAACTTGATTTTATTTGACTCGGATAAAACGCGCACATAATAATATCCTTCTTCCAACCCATTGATAGAAGTTGATGAAAAAGTGTAATAAATTTCATCACCAGTGATGAAAGGAACCTCATTTTCAAATGAAATGATGCTAAACTTCTCTGTGTTTGGATTGTAACCCTGAAGAACACTTCCAGATGTGGATGAAACAGATGCACTTAAAACATTCTCACTTAAAGTATAAGATGGTAAAGAATTGGACGCTACATATGCATATCCATCCAGATCATTGTAAACATTTTGGACATCACTTATTATTGTATCATTTCCATAAGCAATTGGTGCTCCATCACTTGAAGCAGTATTAACATTTCTCCTAATAGTGTAAATTACATTTTCATCAAATTGGAATGGATCTAAATTATCAAGAGTTACTTGTTTGGTATCCTTATCGATTGTAGAAACTAAAGCATTGCTATGGAGAACCGTTTCAGTTTGCCCACTAAGTATATCAACATAATCTCCAACTTTTAAACTCGAATCATCAATTGTGGACTTTAATCTAATATTTGATTGTCTAGTGGTAGTTTCAATTTCAAATCTAGAGCTAGTATTATAAATCCAACTGTTTGCAAATAATTGCTTCTTAGTTTTATTTGTTTCTGGATTTAAAATCTTTTCTCCTACATTCTTAGTGTAAATTCTTTCACCTTCTACGGTTGTTGTAATATCACCAGTAGATTCAAATTTTGAAAGGACACCAGTAATACTGAGTTCAACTTTTTTAGATAAATCACCATCCTCATATCCAATGAATACTTCATCAGATCTTAGATCGGCAGCAGTTGGAATGGCAGAAGTAACATTGGAACAATCTAAAAACTGATTAACAGTTTTTGATTTATATGTGATTGTATTGCCTCCAGAGACAATAATTCCAGAGTTTGAAAATCCAATAGTAGAATCTACTGTAATAACTGTATCACCAACTGATACTGGTCGCACAACCTTTGTTTTTGGTTGAATGTTAAAGATACCATCAATTAAATCTTTATCATTAAATCCAACAAATAGTCCAATCTTATAGTATGACTGAATACCAGACCTTGTAAATATTTCTACTTCAGATATTGATGCTTTTGTTTCACTGTCTGTTGATTTTACAATAGTTTGACCAACAAGTCGATTTGGATCTCCAGATATTGCTTCAGCAATTAATACTTCTCTTCTTCTATAATTTGCTGAAGATGGTTTTGTCAAATAATCTTCTAAATCAATGATTCTTGGAGAAATGCCATATAATACTTTAAACAAAATTTTATAGGATTCTTCTGTTCCCTTTGCCTGATAAAAACCTCTTGCTTCTTTTACAAAGTTATTAACATCAAGATCAGATACAAATTCTACATTTTCTAGTCCTGGAGTAAATGTATACTTTAATTTGTTATAGAATTCTTTAAGAAATAGACTGCTAAGATTTTTAACACTATCTCCAGATGTGTGAGATGATGCTACGGTAGATTCAAATACTAATTCTTCGGGATTTAACTCAGACTCATATGAAGTTACTCCACTAAATCCTCTAATACAACCAGTAAAAGAGTTTCCAGATATGCCAGTATAAGTTATAATCTCACTATTAATTTGCAAAAGACCATACTCAGATGGAAATCCTTTAGTGGATGAAACAGTTATAGTCTCATCTGTAGAAGTAATATCAGCAGAAAGTGTTGTTGTTCCAGATATTACTTCTGGAGATAAATTATCTATCTTTAGATACTGATCTAAATTATCAGATAAATCTATAGAACTTCCTTGAAATTCTTGGGATACGTAATATTGTTTTAAAAAGTCTACTGCTTTTGGACTTTCGGTAAGTATAAACTCTGGTAGTTGACTTTCAATTATTTGCTGAACTTTAACTCTTTTCTCAAAGCCCGTTTGTATCATTTTATCCTCTCTTTAGTTCTCCGTTTAAGTAACTTGAAGTAACTTTATAGCCGACGCCAGATATCTGTTCGCCAGATGTAATGGTATCCTTAACCATATTTATGGTACTATCAGCAACAGAAAATGATAGATACAAGTCTTTTAGTCCAATAACATCATTGGATTCTGGGAATGCTTGTATTTCTATAACATTGTTAGCAGATGTAGTTGAAGTTATATTTATTGTATTGATAATAATTTCACCCTTGGCGTAGTCAACGGTTCCAGCAGACTTTATAACGACTTCATACTTACCAACTTCATCAATATCCCTAACGATCGAAAGAACACCCATACTGCCGCTTCCGGGCACGTCTGTGAAGTAAAATGTGCCCGTCCTTCCCGCAAGAGTGAATCCTGTACTCTTAATATTGAATCCCTCTGCATTGATATGGAATCTATTGCCAAAACAAAGTTCATACTGTGCGGATTGATTAATCAATGCTTTAAGATTTCTTCTTATTACAATTCTTGTTATATTTGATGTAATAGCATTGTCTACATTATCAATGGTTTGGCATAATTTACTATACTTAAATCTCCCACCAAATTTATTAATGTTTGATCTTGCAAATGTATTCAGTACCGATGTAATATTAGTCTTAAGATCATTTACATTCGTAACCTGAGAACTATTGTAATAAACAGCACTATTGATTTCAACATATAAAACTTTCAAATCAACAATTTGTTGATTAATACCAGAAATGCTATAGTTTTTTAACTTTGAGAGAATTGATTGCTTGTCAAAATCGGATATATAATCTCCATTTTTTGGTTTAATACTAATAATTACGTTACCGTACTGTGGTGGATCTAGTTCTTCACCACCAACAACAGATACAGATTCTGTATTAGGATAAACTGATTGTACAATTGCCTCATAGTCTCTGGAGGTTACTGCGCGATGTTGTGAGGAGTAAATGCGTGGAGCAAAGTATTTAATTGAATCAAGACCTTCAATTGATCCACCATTTGCTGAGGCATTAATGGTTGTTATTGTTATGCTATTTGTATTTGATGGGACAACTACTTCCGATAAACTATCAAGGATTCTTCCAGCATATGCAAAATTTGCAGCACCATTACCCTCCTCACCATCAGTAATGATATATGATACTGTTATAACAGATTCGTTTTCTAATTTTTTGCCAAAATAACCATCACCAAATAGAAGTTCATACTTTTCATCTTGAACTTCTTGAATTAAATAGATCTCAGAATCTTTATTTAAATTTAAAATATTGTCTACTCTCGAATACTGTCTACCACCAGAAGATACTCCTGGTCCCTTTACCGTTGCAACAATAGTTGAAGTATCAATAAAAGAATTATCTAGAATAAATCGTTGATCAAGAGAACCATTTACAATAAACTGATTTTTAACATAAGTTCCCTGGTAGATTTCTATATTACTAAAAGATGCTATCTTTTTACTACCTACGGTCTTTACAACAGTTGTAATACTTTCAGGAATAGAGAAAATATAATTGCTATTATCCACTGCACCAACACAAACCAGACCTTCCTGTAGTGTTATTGTTGGTGTATTGTTATTATTTGCAATTTCTATATCAAAACTAACCGTTGCTCTGGAACAACTCCGAGAACGAGGTACATACCCAATATTTCTTGCCAAAGAAACTACATTTTCCCTTAAAGTTGCAGAATCCAAGAAGGATTCATTGACAACCATATTTGCATTAAAGGCGTTAATGTAAGTATTATATGCTAAAGTGTCAATTAATATCGAAAAATTAGATCCTTCAAAGTCAAAATCCGTGAAATTTGAATTTGCACGGAGATAATCCTTGATAGAAGTCTTTATTTGATCAAAATCTAAATTTGTAAACTTTGTAAAAGGCATATCTTACCTGGTTGCCTCTAATAAGAATGAAAATTGTTGAATTGGAGTATCTTGACCTATAATTCTAAAGAAAATAGTAACCTCAAATGTATTATTATCAGGTTGTGGTACTGCTTCTACTTCAACATCACCAACTCTTGGTTCGAAATTGGCAATTGTTGCGAGAATTTCTTCTTCAATAATACTTGAAGTACCATAATCAACGAATTCAAATAGAGTTGAACGCACATCAGATCCCAACAGAGGATTAAAAAACCTTTCTGTTGGGATAGTTTCAACTAAATTGCGGACAGATCTCGTAATTGCATTCTCATTTTTTAATATTGGTAGGTCTTTTGTAACAGGATGTGGTTCAAAAGACAAACTAATGTCCTTAAATGCTCTTGATATCCTCGTTACTGTCATTGGTCAAGAAGTTTTCTTGCTTTATTTATATTTACTTCCAAGGTCTACCATAAGAAGGCTCTGTTCCATACTCCCAATCATCGTAATCATTGTCATTACGAATTTTTTTATGCAATTCTGTCTGTTTTCTAAGCTGGTGTTCGATCTCTGGATTGGCAATTTCTTGTAAAAATTGACCATTTGAATTAAGCATTCTCAATGAACCATAATCAGTAACAAGATGTGATGTTCCCCACATTTCCATCATGTACTGTTGGTCTCTATCAACCTTTTTGTTTCCCATTTTAGATCCTGTTTTGTACAAAACAGAACTTTTAAAGGGGTTGCTATCCCTAATTTTATTTATTTTCACAAAAAAGGGGGATTCATACCCCCATTTGTGTAATATTAACCTTTACCCTGTCCCCTATATTTCTTACGCGCTCCATTGCGAGAAGTTGCGGAATATTTAGTACCATTGCCAGTTCCTTGACGAGACTTTTTAGGAGGTCCAGGTGAGTATGAGCTCTTATTCAATCCAACTTTTGCTTTAGCCATAATGATTTTCTGTAGTAATTTCTATTTTTAATGCTTCAGGTCTTGGAGCACCTGTCTGGTTGTTGTAAAACTGTATTGACAGGTCCTCCATTTTATCAAAGAATTCTTCCTCAGTCAAGTTAGAATATAATAATTCTTCCCCATTATAGACATTGTAAAATTCGTTAGACATCTTAGAGTATTCTTGTCTTCTCGTGTCCAACGCGAATGCGAGGATCACACCAGATCTCAAATCCAGCTTCTTTTGCATCTAAACAGAACGATACATCTTCTCCACACATGTCCTGAACCTCACCAGACTCAAAGACTTGCATCTTAGGTGCAAACCAGGGATACTTGATTTCTGGATGCTCAAAGACTCCATGCTTAATCATCAACCATCCAAATCCTGCATAGTCAACAGTAAATGGCTTGTTGCGTTTTGCCATGGTTTCAAGAGTTTCATGATTCATAACTCCACCATTATTGCGGAAATCATCCTCTTCCATCCAATGTGCGACAGAGGTCGTCCGCCCGTCTTCCGTACAATACCATCCACTCGAAATATCTTTATCTAATAGAATTAATTGATAAAATTTCTGAGTGTTAAACACAATATCGCTGTCAATCCACAATTGATAATCATACTTGAGCTTACCATCCCAGGGAATCTGGTCAGGTCCTCTCAATACATTTGCTCCAAGACACTTGCATCTTGCAAAGTTTACCATCGATGAGTAGTCTTGGGAGATTTGAATGCTTCCACCTGATTGTACAATATCAAAACAAAGTTGTACAAAATTTTTCAGGTATGTGTATGACACCCCACGACCTGGAAGACAAAAGACAATCGATTTGCCCCTAATCATCTCCCGTGCTTTATCATAATCCCATTCGGTCTTATCGCTTGGTGTCGGTGCCTTTGCTTTTACTGTAAATCCTTTAGCCATAAGAAAGTAACGTTACATCATTAATCATACATCATTATCTATATGAAGTCAACATATTCAGTTTTTACGGACTTCCGTAATTACAATACAGTCTCCATCAACCTCCATGTTTACTTCGGTGCCTTCATACCACCCATATTCACTTAGAATCCACTCAGGAATTGTAACATAATACTCTCCAGTCACTGGATCGACTTCTACGGTTGTAAAATTTTCTCCGGGATTTTTTTGCATTTGAGGTATTTTTCTTTTCATTTTAGTTTTATATAGAAAAGTTGTGAGTTTTATAAAGAGCTCGTGAAAGCAAGACTTTATAGCTTAAAGGGACCCATGGGTTTTATATAACGCGCCCCGACCGCACGGGGGCGGCGGCGGGGGCACTGCCGAAACACGCACCCAGAGGGTCACCCAAAACCCCAACGCTCCTGGCGCTCGTAAGCATACCCACTCACAGGGCAGCGGTGGGGGAAGCGATACCCTGCAGTGTCACGGTAGACCCCTGCCAGGTCAACAGCGGAGAAGCGGGGGACTTTTCCCTCATAAGAGGGTTGGGTGTCGTCGTCACGGACGGGCACCCACTCCATGGCACGGGTGGACAGGTTGGAGGTGGAAACGTAACGCATGATGGTTGGTTGACTTGAGAGTATTGTAGCACGAAGGGGGGGTGTCCCCCAACCCTCAGCGGCGTCCTTGGAAGCGAGCACCCCCGAGGTCCTGAAGAGCACCCAGCAACCCGTTAGCGTAGTCGTGCAACCCCTTGGCATCCTTCACGGAACTATCCAGGAACTTGCAGGAGTTAACAGCAAGGCGCACGGCGTAGTCGGTGTGGCGCTCAGAGTAGCAACGGAACTCAGCAAGGCAAGCACGCTCATCGGCACCATGGCGGATGTAGGCAGCAGCCAGGGAAGCATACTCCTCAGGGGTCCAGCGGGTTGCTTCGGCAGAGCGGGGGTTCAGAGCAACCTTGGTAGCGGTGGCGATGGTCTCCAGAACCTTCTTACCCTTACGGAACAACAGGCGCTCATCACGGTCCAGGTTCGACAGACCGAACCCTTCAACGTAGGAGAGATTCGCTTCGTAGAAGGAAAGAGCAGCGGAGTCGGCAGCGGAGAGGTTGAGAGCGGTCATGGGTTGGATGTCTTTGACTCTTTTAATATACAGAGGAATGGGGGTCAGGTCAAGACCCCCGAACCAGTGTGTCGGGTGTCACAGGTCTGCCAGCATCTCATCCAGGGCATCGGTGTCGATCGTAGGATCCATCCAGCGGGCACCGTCAGGGGTCATCTGACCGA